CGAGAGTGTAAACACTATTGAGGGGCTTAAAAAGCGCATAGATGAACTGAAAAAGGAAATGGCTACCATGACTATTGGTGGACAAGACTATGTAGCTACAAAGCAAAAGGTAGATCAGCTTTCAAAAGCGCAAAGGGAACTATCAACCCAAACTATTCAAGCCTCAAACTCCCTTAAAACAGCATCAAAAGAAGTTAAGGGGTTTGGTGATGCGGCAACCGTGGCTGGCGGTGCTGCTATTGCATTAGGGCAGTTGTTTTCTGATATAGGTCAATTTGGATTTGGATTTGCAAACGGTATTCGGGCTATTGCAAATAATATATCACAGCTTGCTACATTGTTTGCCGTAATGGTAGCACAAGTTGGCGGTCTTGGCAAAGCGTTTAAGTTATTGTGGGCAAGTATGAAAGGTCCGCTTGGGATTGTTGTTGCCATTCAAGCAGTAGTTGGGGTATTAGACCTTTGGGCGAGTAGCCAAAGGAAAGCGAAAGAAGAAACAGATAAAACTACCGATTCCATAAACGAAGAGGTATTTGCAATCAATGCAATGTATGATGCCTATAAAAAGATGAATCCATCAACAGATGAAGCTATAAAGTTGAAGAAAAGGCTATCGGAACAGCTAAAAGTTAATGTTGAGGATTATGAAGATCTTGGTAAAGCTGTTGCCGCTCACATAAAGTTAATGGATTTAATGGCTACCGCCACAGAAGTTGCAAGAATGCAAGAAGAGGAACTTGCAAATCAAAGGATATTAAACAAAAAATTATTAGAGGCTGATGAAGATGTAGAAAAAGCGAGAGAGAGGTTGGAATTAGAGGGGGAAATGAATAAAGTTATGCAGGCGGGTGAGATGGGTACAAGAAGAAGATTAGCCCCTAATGCTGACTTAAACTATTATTTGGATAAAAGACAAGAAATAATAGACCAAATAAATTCAGGTACGACAACAAGATTAGAGTTAGAACAAAGGCAAGCTAAACTGCAAGAGGAAATAAACAAACTCACAAAAGAAGGAAATGAGGAGGATGAGAAAAAGAAGAAAAATTTAGACGATGAAAAGAAATCCTACTTCGACCTTAATGAAGAACTGCAAAAGCACCTTGATTTATATAGGGAATACATTGATAGCGTATATGAATTGCAAGAGGAAGTTAATGGGAGTATAGCTAAAAAAGACAGAGAGTTATACATAGATAGCCTTTCAGAAGAGCAGCAAGAGATAGAAAAGATTGTAGATGAATATGACGAGCTAATAAAAAAAGCAGAGGAGTTGGCAATGTTGCGTGGAGATTTTACACCACAAGGAGAAATTAGCGCAGTCGGAGAAACGGCAGAGTTAATTAGACAGAGAGAAGAAGAGATAGATAGAGTTAGAAAAGAGTATGCAGCAAAAAGAAGGGAAGAAAGAAGGAAGCAAGCAGAAGATGAGTTAAAGGAGAATGAAAAGGCAAGTAAAAGGGCATTAGATAGAATACACCAAACAGAGCAAGCTAAACTGCAAGCTGCATCTAACACCTTTGGTTTTCTTATTGCATTAAATCAAGCCTTCGCTGGAAAAACGGAAGCAGAGCAAAGGAAAGCGTTTAATCGTGATAAAGCCCTTCGTGTGGCGCAAGCTACTATTGACACCTACGCAGCAGCTAACGCTGCTCTTGCATCAGGTGGTGGTACTCCATTAGGATTTGCAATGATGGTAGCAGCAATCGCAGCAGGGTTAGCCAATGTTACAACCATATTGTCGCAGCAGTTTAATGGCGGCAGTTCTTCTGCTCCATCAGCAAACGGGGGTATTCAAGGTGGCTACCCATACCCCATGTCAGGGTTTAGCACGATTGACCCGCAGTTTCCCGATAGAACAGGAAGCCTTAATATTATACCGAGAACGCAGCGAATTGTGGTCTTAGAATCAGACATCACGGGCGCACAGAAAACGAGTATTGATAGGGAGCAGAAAGCAAAAGTAGGATAAAAAATAAAGTTAGTGTCTTTAAGAATAGATTATGTTACCAATATTTGAACTTATAATGAATGGGGAAGAAGATGGCGTAAGCCTGGTTTCTTTTGTAGATAGCCCCGCAATGAAATCTAATTGGGTTGCTTTTAGCGACATTAAAGAAGAATTGTTTAGCATACAATCCAAGCAAGAACAACTAATGTCTGAAAAGATATTCTTCTCCGACTACCCAAAAAGTGCAATATCAAATGCTAAACGTGCCATCAAGCACAAGGAAGAGAACGGCAGCGATTGTGGTACGCAAGTGGGTTGGATTCGTGCAAGACAGATAGCGCAAGGCAAGTCTTTCGATGAGGCTATGATTAAGCGCATTTATAGCTTCCTAAGCAGAGCAAAGACCTACGATCAAGGCAAGTACACCGATGATGATGGCAATGAGATATGTGGCAGCATCATGTATGATGCTTGGGGTGGTGATAGCATGAAGACTTGGGCAGAAAGCAAACTTAATCAGTTAGAGCGCAAGAGAGAAAGCATGAGCAGACAAGAGTGCGCCTTTCAGATACAATCAGAAGAAAAGCGTATTGTTAGTGGTGCGATACTTTTAGCAGACTTTCCAGTATTAAGGGTAGACGAAGAAGGGAAGCCCTATTATGTAGTTCTCCGTAGAGATACGATAGAGAAAGTAATGCAGAAGTTCTTTAAGGAAGGCAGACACATAGGCAGCAATAAAGACCATAACAAAGAAGATATGGTGCAGAACGCCTATATGTTTGAAAGCTACATGATAGACAGAGAGCGTGGTGTAAACCCACCCAAAGGCTTTGAGTTTGCCAAAGATGGCAGTTGGTTCGGAAGCTATAAGATAGATGACGAAGAAACGTGGATGGAAGCCAAGTCCGGTAAGTTTAACGGATTCAGCATAGAAGGTGCATTTGAGATGAAGCCAGTAGAGTTTGCAGAAGAGCAGAATAAAGAAGCAGAGCTGCTAAGTGCATTAAAGCAATTAGAATCAGCACTTTACAAACAAAATTAAACAACTAATTTATATACAAGTCTTTAATAGTAAAGAATCATGGATTACAAAAAAGAAATAATTGAAACCCTAAACAAGATTCAAGCACTTTTCGCAAAGGAGAAAGAAGTGGAGTACCAAAAAGCCCGTACAATGGATGGAACTATGGTTGCTTGGAGTGATGAAACACTCACCGCAGGCAGCAAGTTCTATGTAATGTCAGGTGAAGGGGTAGTAGCTGCCGATTCAGGGCAGTATGAGTTGGAGAATGGCGATATTGTGGTAGTAGAATCGGGGGCAGTAACAGATTTGTTAATGAAACAACACGAAGAAATGAACCAGTTTAACGAAGTAGAGTTCAAAGAAGAACTCAACAAGCAGCTTGACGAAAGGCTTACCGCAATCGAAGCCAAATTCGCAGAATCATTAGAAACCTACACCGCCAAACTTGAAGCGTTGGAAGTAAAACTTTCAGAGAACAAGAATGCAGAAGTAGAGGAAGTAATTAGTGCCGTAAACAGCCTTAAAGCTGAATTGAGCAAAGTACCGACAGAAGAGCCTACTCGTAAGCCTTCTGTTGAGTTTGCAGAGCAAGGCAAGTACGCAGCAATCTTTAACCAACTTAAAAAGTAAAACCACCAATAAAACAGAAAAATGAGTTTTAACGTATCATCATTAACCAACTATATCAATGAGCAGTCCACCGAACTCATTGGTAGATCGTTCTTTGAATCAAGGAGCGCACAGTATTTCGGTGGTTTGCAAACAGGCATTAAGACGAGTGATGCTTTGCAGCTTTTGGCTGTAACAGCAGTTCCACAGGCTGATTCTTCTTGTGCGTTTAACGCATCGGGAGATACCACCTTCACGCAGCGTAACATCACCGTAGGTAACATCAAGTATCAAGACACCCTTTGCCCGAAAGACCTTCGTGCTAAGTGGACACAGATTTTGCTTAGACCAGGTGCTAACGCTGAAAACGAAGAACTGACTTTCGCTAATCAGATTTCAGACCTTTTGGTAAGCCTTATTCACGAACACGTTGAAGTTTTGGATTGGCAAGGAGATACTACTGCCGGTAGTGCATACTTGAACAAGTACGATGGTCTTATCAAAATTATCGATGCTGCATCAGGAGTAGTTTCGGGTAACACCACATCTGCCACCGCCTTCACTTCATCTAACGCTATCGCAGTAGTAAACGCAATGTGCGATGCTGCTCCTGCTAAGATCAAGACTAAGGATGACAAGGTATTGTTCATGGGAACAGACTTCTTCGACATCTATGTAAACGCATTGATGGCTGCTAACTTGTTCCACACCAACGCTACCGAGTGGGCTAACTACGAATTGGTAGTACCTGGAAAGAACGTTAAGGTTGTAGGAGTTCACGGACTTGACAGCACTAACAGAATGTTCTTGGGTCGCACACCACACATCTTCTTGGGAACTGACTTGGTTAGCGACATGGAAGAGTTCAAGATGTGGTATTCGATGGATGATGACAATATCAAGTACAGCGTTAAGTTCAAGCGTGGGGTACAAGTAGCTTACCCTAACGAGATTGTTCAGTTCACCTTAGTTTAATAGGAAGGAGGACTAAGCATGGCTTGTAATTTAACACAAGGATTTACCGTAGGCTGTAAAGATAGTATCGGTGGTATCAAAAAGCTGTTCTTTCGCGAGTTCAGTTCTATTGCCACCGTTACTACCAACACAACCGGTACGGTAACAGACATAGACGATGGCTCTCCTGCTGCCGACTTCTATACCTATGAGTGCGTGAAGGAAACTTCAAATGCAAGTGAAACCATACAAGTTAGCGTTGAGAACGGAACTGTGGTTTACGAGCAGAGCGTAACTTATGTATTGAACAAGAGCGAGCAAGCGAAGCGCAACGAGATAAAGCTATTAGCACAAGCAAGGCTGATGTGTATTGCATTAGATTCAAACGACAACTATTGGTTGTACGGAGAAGTAAGCGGTCTTGATTTGACTGGCGATAGCCAAATCACACTTGGTCAGGCTTTCTCTGACAGAAATGGGTATAGTCTTACCTTTATGGGTAAAGAACCCGAACCCGCAAGGCTTGTCCTTTCATCAGCATTCACGGCTGTATAATTTAGAACCATTCCAAATTAAGGGGGTAGCTGAAAAGTTACCCCTTTTTTATTACCTTTGCTTTATATTTTTGTCATTGTATACAGGGGCTGCGATACTTTCCTGGGGTGAGCAGCCCCATTTTTAACACGACTATGGACTACGCTAAAATAGATAACATAAAGATTTCGGGCGTTGAGGTAAAAGACTATCCCGACTTCTGCGATGCCTACATTGAATCAGCAGACTATGATGGCAGACCTATGACAGAAGAAGAGTTAGACGAACTGAATGACGATAGAGATTTCGTGCATCAGCAAGTTTGGGATTGGTTGCACTAATTTAGTGCCGCAATAGCAGAATCAATGTCATAGACTATCGCATATTTCGTTCCCGTAGCGATAAACCCATTCATACACTCCCTTTCACCATCTGTAAGCAAGCCTTCTAAATAGAGGGCTTTTTCATTGCCAGTCATTTTAAAGAACTTCTTAGGGAAGTTATCTCCATCCTTTATCTCCATAGGTGTAACTTTACCCCGATAGGAAACGAGAATATCAAAGGCATTTTTAATCTGATGTGTATGCACAACGTGCGCCCCTATTGCCCTTAACGCATTTACAATCTCCTTTTGATTGCTATCTACTTTTGCTACTCTGCGAAAACTCATGCACTTTTTTATTTTAGTGTCTTTATAGTAAAGACACCCTTGATAGTAATTAATCAAAATACCACAAACAACATCGTAGTTACCGTAACGCAAGATACGGATACCACATACAACTATTACCTATTTGTATTCAGTTCGCTGTTTAATGCAGATACGGTTAAGTTCACATCGCAAGATACATCACAATATCCTGAAAGGTATAATCTGTTTGCAGTTACATCTATGACGAGTGCAAACACAACCGGTAGTCAAGTTTACTTTGAGTACGAAGGTGATTATAAGTACACGATTTATGGCAAGACTTCTAATGATCTTGATATACCGCAAAACGACAGACTATTAGAAACAGGATTTGCAAGAGTGCAAGGAACAACAATAACTAATCAAAGTCCGAATTTAGAATACGACAATGAAGGATACGACCCCGACTAAAAATAGGTATAGTGGCTCAAAAGTCATTGAACTCAAACAATACTTCGTGCCAAAGGTGCAAGAAGTCAGAGGAAAGAAGTGGGTGTACTGGGGGGAAAATAATGATTTCCCCCAATACCTCATCGACCTCTATAATCAAAGTGCCGTGCATAATGCCCTTGTCAATGGCAAAGTGTCTTATCTGAAAGGTAAGGGCTTAATGGTAAAGCGTGAGGGAATCAGCCAGGTAGATGCTGCGAAAGCTATTGACTTTGTTTCTTCTGCTAATGAACACGAAGATTGGTATAGCTTAATGGCAAAGCTGTTTATGGACAATGAGTTGTTCAATGGCTATGGCATAGAAGTAATCAGAAGGCGTGGTGGTGGATACAATTTCTACCACATAGATTTCAGCAGACTAAGATTCAGCGAAGACGAAAGGACTATCTTTTATAGCGATAATTGGCTTGACAAGTATGGCAATAGAAACTACCGACCTACCATAAAGGAGTACAAGTTGTTCGACCCTTATGACGAGAATCAGAAACGTGGTCTTATCATTCACAGGGAACACAGACCCGAAATGAATCACTACCCACTTCCTATCTATCAAGGAGCATTGGCAGCTATTGAAACCACCGTAGAGATAGCAAACTACCACCTCAATAACATAAAGAACGGATTTAGTGCGGGTACGCTGATTAGCTTTAACAATGGAGTACCCGAAACAGAAGAAGAGCAAGAGTTTATCGAAAGAGAACTTGAACGCAAGTTTACGGGCAGCGAAAACGCTAACCGCTTTGTGA